CCCCGGGTGGCTAGTTGCTCCTTATGGCTACTTTATCAATGCTTCTTGCATTGGAATAAAGACCAAGTCGTAAAGATCATAGTCTTCCAACTTGTTTGGTTTGTACAGTGGGATGTTACAATCCCCTGCTGATAGCTTCAGCAAGGTATTTAACACATCGAATTTACACTTTGTGGCCTTGTGGCCCTTATTGTAATACCGATAAGTATGTAGGAATGGCAGATTTGCCATTTCTCTATACTCCCCTGACATCCAGCGGTTGTAGAGCCCAAATCCATCTTCGTCTTCTAGAAGATAGTCCAGAAGTTGTTCGCTAAGTGCAAACACTAATGGATGATTTGGCTCTATAGGCACCTGACAGACATTCTTTGGAACTCCAGGATTGTCAATCTTGGAGACTGTATCCCAGAAGACTTTATCTCGTGCTATACGCACAAGGTCTTCTAAGGAACCTTCCTGCTCCTTCTCCATAAGAAGAGAAGCGTGCGAACCTACCCTACCCTCCAGAATTGGAGGCTGGCCGGTTACACTGAGCGGGAGGGACAGTATGTCTGCTAATTGTTTCTCATTCTTATGAGAACGAATTAGGCTATCCAAAGACGGGCCGAGAAATGAAATCTCGTACCCCCTCTCAATGCATAATCTGACCAATTCTAAGAATTGCTCAGGCTTATTCATTATCTCTTCCAGTATATGGACCGGGAGACCGGTCACATCTACATGGTTGAGAAAGTACCGCTTCGCGAATTCGGCATTGCCGACCTCGCTTTGCGTACACTTAGAGGGTGATATGGAAACTCCGAGCTCTTCAATAGTTTGGGTGTATAAATCATATACATCTTTCCTACTGTCGAGCGTGTCGTCGCCGAGAATCAAGTACTTATACTTGCTTACTCCACATTTGTGGGCACACCACTGCTTTACAGCGTGATGTGTCAGCGTTGACACAGGCCATGAGCTTAACAAGCCCATGGGGTTGCCACATGCGTACTTCACACCTCCCATAGGGTGGTTGAAGGTACGACCTGAGACAATTAGTTCCCATAACTCACTTACACGTTGGCCATATGCGGCTTCTAGCAGAGTGGTCTCCAATTTCCTTGGAAACCTGTCTGTAAAAGCCGTCATATCGGAACTGTATAAGTGGTTACCTAAACTCTTGACAAGTTTGGGTATATCACTTTGTCTGTAGGTCACATCACTTGGTAGTTTTCGTAATGCTGCCATAGTCGATACATGTATCGAACTAAGCGCAGTATTACTCCACCAATCTGCTATTGCAATAACTCTTGTTTTACAAGCTTTATCGCTAAGCAGAACGAGTTTGGAGTGTTGGAACACTCCCTCGTGTGACTTGTACGACTCAGGTATAAGGTGTGAGCCTGTTAAGCTCAGTAATTCCATTATACCAGAGTACAGCTCTGAGTTCTGTTCCTCTCTCAGAGAGGTCAGGTCTCGTATGGCTGATACAGATGCTGGACCATTGGGTCCTGC